GTTGTTTGTTAAGTTTAATACCATAGGCCAGACACCATTCACTGGCACCCAACCACCTGGCGTGCCCATATTATTAACGTCACTTCTTAATATATAAAACAGGTTGCTGTTTACGTGTATCATAGCATTTAAATTATCAGTATCTCTAAAATATATAGTAGGAGAAGTATTTTGTATCCAAATATTGTTGCTTTGAGTAGTTGTATTATTGATTGCGTCTGTAATACCAAACCCACTTAGTGTAGTAGGTTTGCTACTAATACTACTCCATGCTGGAGTTGAAATTGCAGAAGTTGCTTGCGCAACTCGCAGTGGTGTCATTAGTTTAGTATTATCAGCGCCAGCAACAGCTTCTTCTTGAGTAGCTATCTGCGAATCGACTAGTATCGCACCTGCTGCATCTGGTAAAGTAAATAATCTATTCGTATTTGACACAGGCGTCCGTAACGTGAACAACCCAGTACCGCTTGGATTTGCCGAAATTTTAAGTTCTGTCATACATTAACCCCAAATGACAATACGCGTAACTGATAAAAAAATTCAACTTACACATTACTTAAACGCTGTATTTACTTTTATATTTATAATAAAATTGTTTATCATAGATTCTTATATGAAGACTTAGTTCAAAATGAGTTAAGATTGCATCCAAGCCATCAACGCATCATACTTGGTAGTGTTACCTACAGAATTCTTGATACGATTGATCACAAGGGAACGTAGATCCTTCCCATCCAAAGCAGAGAAGATGAACGCGGCATCCTCCTTGTTCAACAGGTTAGGTACGAAGCCTATCGCAACGTCCTTCTTCACTCCGCCGTGTAGTACTCGAGCGAGAGTTACAAGTCCCTCGAGACGCCCTAGAACGTTCTCGATTGCAGCATCAAAGCGTAGCTCGTAGGCACGAACAGTCGCAAGGTCAGCTGCATCAAGTAGCGGAAGCACGTCATCAAGCTGTTCGTTGATGATGATGTCAGCGATGTTACGCTCAGAACGAATGAGGTCCTTCGTCTTGTGGATACGAACGTACCAGTCGTTCTTGATCTTCATCATATGGCCATCAGCGAAGCGAATGATGTCGCCTTCACGACCCTGCATCTCACGAGCACGAGCAATGTATTCCGTAAGGCCACCTTCTACAGAACCATACTGCGGAACCACATCGAAAGGAGTGGAGTGCGGCATGAAGTAGTTGCCAGTTACGTTGTTACGCATTGCAAGAAGAACGAGTTGCGGCTTGCTATACTCAATGACAATCTTGTTGGTAGGAGCGATGTACTCAAAGATCGGAGTTACACCAGTCAGCATTACTTGATCAAGCCAGTCATACTGTTCGGAAGTAAGCAGCTGCTCAGACTCAACAGCAATGTCAGTGATGCCCATCTTAGTAGCGAGACGAACCATGCCGTTCAAACGGACTGGACGGATCATTGAACCATCCATTTTTTCCATGATTACGTGCGGCCGTGACATGTCAAGAGTATACGCTTGAGTCTCGTCACGTTCGTTCACGTTGAAGAACTTGTGGAACGGACGACTCATGATGTTACCTTCAGTATCAAAGATGATACCACGGCATTCGCGACGAATGGCTCCACCGAGGTCATCAGGGCCGTCCATGTTAAAGGTATCAGCCATAGCTACTACATAGTTCACTACGGTACCAAACTCGCGCTCGGCTATAATGAACTCTGAACGCCCCTCGATGTGAGGAAGGACGTCAGACAGAGTACGAATCTCAGGAAAAGTATAGTGCATAGTATGTTCCTTTTCTACCTTATAGAATCAATATATACCATTTGAACGACAATGTCAACTCATGTAATGATTTTAAATTCATCATAGATGATTTTTGCATTTACTCGTTCACATATACCGTTGCGGATTCTTGCTTTCCAAATGTCACCGTATTCTTCGCCCTCAGCTTCAATCTCGATGAGAATCTTGGGGTATTCATTTGATAGACGAATGCAATCTTTCTGCCAGTCATACCACTTACCATCATAATAAAAATCTAGAGTAGCACGATCGTCTGTTAAATTACAGTTATCAAAGCCGATACGTTCTACGGACTCAATAACTTTGTTTGGGTCATCTATATTAGAAATTGTTACTTCGTACTTGGTATAATATCCCATCTTAAATCCCTTTCATTCTACAATTTCACCAGACAATCTCCATCGTATCCACTATAGTCTTATTTTACTTCTACTTCATGAATATTGAAACTTGTCCAGCTATCTTTCCAAGATTTCTGTTTTCTGATTTCTTTGATCTTTGCTTCAGCCTTATCGTATGTAGAAAACATACCAATGCGGCGTTCTCCACCAACACCAACGACCCAAGCAGAATAACCAACAAGTTCAAAGACAGACATGATTTCTTCCTTTACGTTATAGAATCAATATACACCAGTTCTATAGATGATGTCAACCGTTATCTTAAAGATCCATACACTTCAGCGTAAGCTTAGCGTATTTCCGAATCTGCGCATCTGACGACTCAGAGAAGTCGAAGGAGTTCATCTCATCGTAGATCTTTTCTGCAAGAACTGCGTCGATCTTAAGAAGCTTAGCGATGACGTTAACCCAGTACATTTTTGATTCCTTTTCATTCCTTACATTATCAATATACACTGATTCTAAATGAATGTAAACAAAAAAAGAGTGAAAGATCTCTCTTTCACTCAGAATTTTTTACAAGGAGAGACAGTATACCTTGTAAAAATCAGTGTTTCTTGTCTCGTTCAATTTGAGCATAGTATTCAGTATATGCCCATATACAGAATGGAATATACGATACTAGCATCAAAATTGCAAAAAGCATACTATGCTACGACTTCTGCTGGATAGAATACAGTCTTTACAGTTTCCGGAGTACCATCATAAACGCGCCATTTCAACTGAAACCTTTTTCCATTGTTATGAAGAAAGTCTCGTTGATAGTCGATATAGAAAGGTTCTTCATCGTTGTCTTCGACGATCTCTTCATCCGAGACTGCTCTAAATAGCGGATGAATCTCATCAATGATCTGGTGCAGATAAGTTTCTACCGTTACTACTGTATTCGTCATGTTTTTTCCCATTTGTTTAAGCATCAGTTTTTTACTAGTTTCAGTGTTGGTTTTTTAGGTTTTGGTGCTACTGGGGGAAACGTCTTGCTTTCACCATTTCCTATATACATCTTTCCATATTCAACCCAGGCAGTTCTAGCGTATTCAACACCGTTGTGGCGACTAGAGAAAACACTATCCTTCTTCACCGTATCCTTTAGGCGGCGTTTCTTACAACATGCGCATTGTTGATACCAAACCATATGTTTAATAGGCAACCAGTCTGGTCTATCGGAATAACCTGTATTAAAGCAGTCTGTCATATCAATAGTTTTATAGTTATGAACACCGATTTTACAAAGTAGCTTTTGCATTATGGTCTCGCTATGATGTTGTTATCACGGAAACGAGAAACAAGATAAACTTCATATCCTTTAAGCTCAGGATGTTTCCGAAGATGCCGAAGAAATGCCCTATATGACTTGCAATCAGTATGAGTAGACCCACCACGTGGCATCGAAGTATTTGCAGTTGTCCATTTGCGAGTAGCATTGCACCACCAAAGTGACGGTTGATCGTCATTGTGGAATACAGTGATGCCCATGAACCAACGGCGAAGAATGCGTTGACCAAGTGGTGCTTCAAATGTGATGTTCATAGTTTCCTCATTAAATATCTCGTTTACCTTTCCAGAAAGCAACAACTACAGGAAACCGAAGTTTATTGTCTGATGTACGATTCTGGTACCGAACAGTTACTTCAGTTCCGATATACAAATCTTTCTCTTCCAAGATCTTCTTAGCAAAGTCAAAATTTCCACGCATACCAGATTGCTGTGTAGTGCCATCCTCGAGCATAATTTCTACTGCTTTTGCATGTCCAGCCCAGTTACCTTTGCCTTCAATCACTTCAACGATCTTAAACTCTCCGTCTTCAAACATCTTGTGTTTAATGAGCGAAGCAGACCGACGATGTTCGTATGGAGCTTTAACTTTACGAAGCATTTGACCTTCGTAACCAGCTTCGAGGTATTCACCTAGTTTTGATTCGGCTTCATCAAGATTATTCACGGTTGCAGTTGGTACTAACCTTACACCATCAAACAGATCAGCAATGTTCTCTTTAAGGAACTGCATACGTTCATCATAGTTCATTGGTTCTGGAGAGATCACATCATACACATGATACTGTACGAGTTCTACAGATTCTTGAAGATCTTCTGGTGTTGGTTTGGTTTTACGAGCAAGACTGATGATCTTTTCAAAATCATTTTTCAGATCGTGATTATAGAGTTCACCGTCGAGCGTATAGTCAGGGAATGCTTCAAAGAAACCTTCTAAAGCTTCACGAATGTGCGGCGAAGATACGAATACCTTTCCGTTTCGAGTCTGCATTCCATCTTCTGATACGAGGCAACGAACACCGTCGAGTTTCGGTTGAGAGAAGTATGGATATTCAGTAGTCTTCTTAGGATTGAACTTATCTGCTAGCATACACTCAATGAATTTAGCACCCTTACGAGATTCTTCGATCGAAGGATGATACTTACCTTGGTACATACGCGCTTCATACTTCGAGTCAACTTCAGAAAGAACTTGTTCTGATAGAGAAGTTGCGTTTACTTTACCTACGTTCTTTTCAGTTGGATATTGCCAACCAGACTCTACTATAGCACCTTCTAGAATGCCCGAGCAGGTACGGTACTTCTCGTCATCGTAGTCCATCCACCATACACGGGTGTTACCCTTGGTGTCAATTTTATAAAGCTTCTCACGTGATTTCATTAGATGTTAACACTTCCAACTGCGTCCATTACAATTTCTACAACACGGTACTCATCACCGTAGCGAACACCGCTGTTACGGCAAAGTTCTGCGTAAGCAAGTTCGGCAAGTTCAGCGGTTGAATAGATGCCGAGGAGTTGATCGCCGCCGTAATCGTAGCCGATAATAAGAGCAAACACATGCATATCACATTTCCTATGTTAGGTATTAGTTTTAAAGATAAACTCGGCGATTGCATCACAACCTTCAGTGGTAAAGCCTTCCATCGTTAGACAGTTCTCAACATACTTACGGAGGCGTTCACGATCTTGAACGATCTCTGGAATTTGAGCAAACCTGACGAGCATAGCATTTGCTTTCCATGGTTTCACATAACCGTTACCAAGTGAATTTGCAAAGTTTGAAAGTTCTACTTCAGTAAGGTTCATTTCACGTTTCCTTTTCTACCTTATAGAATCAATATACACTATCGCGATACAAATGTCAACAGCAAAATGAAAATTTTATACCGTAGTATACCATTTCTTCAGATGACCAAGAACATCCTTCTTCATACTTTGTGTTACACGCTTATCACGAGGTTCAGCATCGTATAACCATTCAATGAATATTGATACATATATCATAAGTAGTGCAAATAGTAAAAATGCAGTTACAAAAGGTGTTGCTGGAAGTTTAAACAGAACTCTAAGTATTTTTTTAAGCATAATCATTTCTCCTTGGATGCCTTAAACGGTCTCGGCATACGCATTTCAATCAATTCGTTTGTGATATCAAATATTCTTTGCTTCGCCTTTGCATCACCATCGAGCATTCTCGACATTAGTTTTTTGCGTTCACGAGAAAGATCATCTTGTTTAGAACCAATCCATAAACCTGGGACTACTTGATATTGATCACTCATTCGTCATCATCATCCTCAATAATCAGTTCTTGATCTTCATCAATAAAACCATCATCATACATTGCTTCAAAAATATCATCAACTATATGATCGTTACCATCGATAAGCATTAGACACCATTTTGCATATTGTTCAGCTGTGGCCATTTTGTATTCCTTCGTTTTGTATGATTTCAATTACTTTGCGAATACTATTTACAGTAAAGTCGCACTCTTGTTTATATCGTTGAATAATTTCATCTTTTGAAAGTGGGCTGTGTCTAAATCCTACTTCTAACGAATTGTAAGTAGGGTTTTCTAGATATTCCGCCCAGCATTCAAGATTAACTATCAGTTCGTTCGGTGTCATATTTATTACGCCAATCTTCTTGAAATTTTCTTGCTTCAACTCCAAGATCTTCAATGTTAACAGGTGTGTAGTTAGTCTGTTCAACGCAGACACACTTATACGGACCTTCCGGTGATTCCATAGTATGGATGTGCCCATGAACGTTATACAATGGTGCAGACATATCAGCACCACGATAAAGCGAAGATATATGTAGAGGAACGTGGCTGAGCATAAGATTATATTCAGGAAACATTCTCCACATAAGAACCTTCTTAAAGAAACCACCGGAAGAAAGAAAAGGAATATCATCATGGTTACCAACGATTAACCGCTTTGAACCATTGAACTTTGGCCAATCTTTTTTAAACTTTTCTCTATCACCAAAGAATACATCGCCAAGGTGATATATGATATCTCCTGGTTTTACAACAGAATTCCATCTTTCTAGAATGCATTCGTTCATTTGATCTACATCATCAAACTCACGAGTACGATTTCCTTTATAATCAATAAACTTAATGATGTTTGCATGATTATAATGCGAATCTGATGTTATCCAAATATCTCTAGACATTTTCTTTTTCTTTTAACCGCCTTTGAACTTCTTTAATTACTCTCATGGAAACTTGATCAGGATGACTTTCTGATGTATCAATGCCATTTACTAGATTAGGTTTCCATTCAGTTTCCCATAGTTTGAATTCATTACGTATTTTTTTACCTAAAGAAGAATGATACGTAATTAAATTTTCTGATTTTATAAATGCTTCTTTTCCTCTTGTATTATGAAACCAACCTGTAACTGCGCTAACTATATCTTCGAATTCGTACATTTGAATTATCCCTTTACAATAGTAATCTTTTCAGCTGCTCTAGTAATTGCTGTATATAACCAACGTTCCCATTGATCACGAAAACACCATGACTCATCATATACTAACACATTATCCCATTGCGAGCCTTGACTCTTATGACAGGTAATTGCGTATCCATAGTCAAATTCTTGACTTCCTTTTAGCATCTTCCAATCCGGTTTTACTACTTCGTCACTGAAGAAGCTCTTATGAACCTTTACCATTACTGGAAGAAGATCGTCACCATCCTCAGGCGCTAACCTCATATGTAGAAAGTTAGTTTTAAACTTACCAGTTAGAACTTGTTCTACATTGAATAGGCCGCCGTTAAAGATTGCACGATCCCTATCGTTTCTTAGACAGATGAGTCTATCCTTTACGATTGGATATTCCTCGTTGATCTTTAGCAGGCGACGCATCTTTTTATTCATGTCGTCTCGAGTTACGTTTCTTCCAACAAGTATTTGATCTGCATCTAGAGCATCTGTAGATGCAATTTTAGTCACTATCCTAGATTCGCCATAGTTACCATAGTCAGGATATACACCATTGCGTATCTGCGTTGCTAGATACACGATAGGATTTTCTTTTGCTTGGCGATGGATCTCTGTCAACATTACATCAGGTTTTGCTTCTGTAAAATACCCAGCACCAGCAACTGGAGGTAACTGAGCTGGGTCACCGAGTACTAAAACTGGTTTTTTGTATGAGAGTAGATCCCTTGCTAACTCTTCATCTACCATAGAGCATTCGTCAATAATAAGTAGGGAAGCATCTTTGAGTGGACTCTCGTGGTTTAAACGCCATGTAACCTCGCCAGTCTTTTTATCTGGGTCTGCAATATAGATCATACTATGAATAGTTCTAGCAGCTTCACAACCCTTCTTACGCATAACGAGTGCAGCTTTACCAGTGAATGCGGCATATAGAACTAGACCATCGATGTTCTGTGCAAAGTGCATAGCAAGAGTAGTCTTACCAGTACCAGCGTAACCAAATACTCTAAATATTTGTTTCCTTTTTGATTCTTGATAGAACCATTTATCTACAGCCTTTAATGCTGCTTCTTGTTGCGGTGACCACATATATCAAAATCTCCATAGTATAGATTACACTATAAACTATATATCAAAAATGTCAATGGAAAAGGCGACCAAAGCCGCCTTTTCTTTAGTGTTAGTAGTATAGTTCCTTTGCTAGTTTTCTAGTTTGATCTAGCATTTTCTCTGTTACTACAGGTCGTGTTTGTTCAAAAAAATCTAGTCTTTCAGCTTCCAACCATTTATTATACTCATCGTTAAGACGCCATACCTCTGCAGTCTTATATACTTGTTTAATATCATCTTGAGTCATCATGATATTAATACCTATCCAGAGCTGCAGCTATGTATTCAATTTCATGTAATGCCACACGTCCGCGGATATTCTCAAAAGTATCCTCTACGAGTAATACACCATTGCTGTATACGGTTCGAAGCAAGTTACCCTTCTTATCAGCAACATCCTTTGGAACTGTATGGTATCCGCACGATCCAACACCGCATTCAAATACTAGACCGAGGCGACCTTCCTTTGAACGCTTACCGTGGTCAGTAACTGGGTCCTTAGAGAAACCAATCCATTCACCGTTATCAATACGAATGGCCGAAGCCTTCATAGCGTACTTAAGAGTGTCACGGTTCCAAGCTTGTAGTAGACCACCACCCATACCGAACGCAATGTTATCTGCGCTAAAGCCACGCATCTTTAGCAGCTTTAGAATTTCCGGCAGAGTGTTTTCATTGATGCCATCACCTTGGATAACACGAACGTGCGACGGAAGAACTTTAAACCCTTTACTATTAACCGTATGACCAAACTTTTCAGCAAGGATCTCAATGATCTCAATAGGAGTAGTTACAGGATCACCACTGTCTGGACGAATTACGAGTGTTCCTCCAGCTGCAATAACTTTATCCTTGAGTTTTGTTCCCCAAAGATCACGAGTTGCAGCATAGATATCGTAGCTGTCAGATACACAGGCATAGATCTTGCCTTCACCAGCGAACCTATCGATCATGTTTTCGAAAGCAGCTGCTTCGTTGTCGCGACCCCATGAAGTGATCGTAGAGTGTTCGGAGGCTGGAATTGAGAAACCTACTACCTCGTCAGTGTTGTAGTAAGCCATAACTCCTTCTAGCGCTTCAAAGGTATCAGTACCCATGAAGTTGACTAGATGTCCCATACCGCCTAGTATTGCAGTCTCACATGATGAAGCACCACGAGCACCAAAGTCGTGAAGCTTAAACATTAGTTGATCCATTACAGGAACGTCAGATGTTTCATGAAGGTACTTCGCGATGATCTTCTTCATCTTACGAGACTTGGTAGCAACAGTAGATGGGTACCATACTCCACGTAGTAGAGCAGTCTCAATGTAGGAAGTCAACCAGAAAAGTCGAGGATCAGTGTTAACTACCTGAACCTGTACGTTGTGAGTTTCCATCACAGTACCTTCTGGAACAGCTTGGATCTCGAGTGGAAGTTTTCCATCGTATTCATTCACGATGATTTCCCAGCCGGCTCGATTGAATGGAAGACCGTGAGCAGTTACGATGCGTTCTGCACGATCTACGTCCTTCATCATAACTGGGTTCATTAGGTAATCTTTAATGAATGCCTGTAGACCAAAGAATACGGATTCATTCTCTCCACCTCGGGACTCAACGTATGAGTTGATGTGAGTGGTTCCCTCTGGGTATTGCATCCATTGAGAGAACTTGTAGCTGTCAGTATGTGTGATAGTACTGATTAGACTAAGTACGTTTTTCATAATAGAACTCCTCTATCGTTAGTGTTATGCCAAGACTCTCTGTCATGGGCTTTTGTTAACATTACCATACTTATATGATAATGTCAATTAGTTTATAGATTGCAGCTCTGTTCATCCTGCCACTCAGCAGTCCAACGTGTAAGTTTTTTGTAACCAACTGGCCAATCATTTACACCTAGATTAGTTAGGTTGCAGCAGCATGGACACTTGAAAGATACTGATGGTTCTCTAAGTGGACCTTCACCCTGACTCTCGTTATACTTACCTGGAAAGTATCGAAGATCTTCTGATTCGATCTCAAGTAGCGCGTTACAACCTGTATGACCAGAGTTACCCCATCCAGTGCAACGATGTTGTACACTCCATTTTTCGTTCGTTCGGCCTAGTTCTAGAATTTTCATTCTTTAGCTCCTCCTATAACAGCAGCAATCAATAACACTCCTGGCAATACAATTACGGCAACTAGCCAAAGTGGTAACCCTGCCACAAAGAAGTAGAAAGCTGAAATTAATGCCGCAACTAAAATCACAAACCGCATAATATTATCCAATGTTAATAAAGTTATCGATGATATGAAAGTGATCCTCGAAAAGCTTTTCTTGTTTCACTTGATTGAATGGAACCCAGAATGCTTCTTCAGCATCATCAGAACCTTTCACCTTAGGTAGATCACCAACTCCTAGATCGATGAAGAACGCCTGAGTAATTGTACGACCACGTGAAGATCGATTTGGTGCATCAAAAGTCTTAGATCCTTTAATAGAACCTTTTAGAACAGGAACTGGAACCTTGATCTTTGTCTCTTCTTTCAGTTCACGCAAAGCGCCGTCTAGCATTGTCTCATTTTGGTTAAGGAAGCCGCCGGGTAGAGCCCAAAGACCTTTGCCAGGCATGTCACCACGTTTTACAAGTAGGATATGACCCGACTGAACAACTACTGCATCAACAGTCATAAAGGTCGGTGGGAACGGAGCAGACTTCCAGGCTTCCTTGTACTTCTTGACCATACCGTATTCTTGGGCAAGAACATCCCAATACCCGCCGATCTTACCGCCTCGAATGATTGTTCGATTCATGGAAGTAATTGTTTCCCAAGGCATAATTTGTGCGAGACGAGCTTGAACGTCTCTCATTTCGAGGTCAGTATCTCCAAATAGCATCTTACGAATATCAGTCGCATTGATGCCAGAAACATCAGCGACTTCAACGTGATTCTTCCAACGCGGAAAGATATTTAGGTAGTAACTAGTACTATCCTTGGAATGACCAATTAGCCCAACATCTTTTGCTAAGGGAACGGTCTCGTCAACAATCTTCTGGATCGCATTGACCCACTTATTATCATCATATGGATAATCAGAAACTGGAACGACCTTGATTCGAGAGTTTTTGATTCGACCCTGCGCACCTTCGTAAGTTGAGTGCTGCGGTTCAGTAAAGCAGGCTTCAATCATTACCTTGCGTTCTTCAAATGTAAATGGATTTCGAATGTTGCGAGCAGCAAAACTTGAACCGACTACGATTACAACCTGATTTGCTTGCTCAAGCGCGGCATCGATAACCGCCTTGTGTCCATTGTGAAACGGCTGGAACCTACCGATAAAAACTAACGCATCTCTCATTTTGCAAAAACTCCTTTTGCTATGTAATGAGGACTCTCTGTCCTCAAGTCTATTTATAACAACTATAACTAACTAAATTAGATTTAAGCATCTTCCGCAACTTCTGCGTCTTCAAAGTACACAAAGTCATCAATGCCGTTTTCAAACAGTGTAGCTCGCATTTTTGCTACATCTTCATAACGATGAGTTGACTGGTACCGTAGTTTTCCATTTTTATAACAGTCAACATTCCAGTATTCACGAGTAACAAACCCGTCATAGTCTCCATAGCATACATCAATATCAACTAGTTCGGTCGTGATGGTAGTTGTACGCATTTTGTTTCCTTCTCTATGATTATAGTATATCATGATTCTAAGGTGATGTCAACCATTATCTTATTCCCATAGATATCATATAGATAAACCTCATCAAAGCCTTCGTCAAGAGTTGGTTCAACATAGGTATCAGCCATAGATTCTACGATATGTGGTGGGATCATCTTACCAGTATGTTCGGCACGACGTAGTATACGGCTATTGAGTTCCGCCCATTCTTCATCACTCCGAGGAGGTACACGGCAGATGCAGACCTTACGATAGGTCTTCGGAAAACGAGAAAGAATGCCGATACGCTTCTTTGAAGACATATTGGTCTGATCCCAATAAACATCAGCACACTGCTTTATAGCAAGAATGAGCATCTCGTTCATATGCTTAGTAGCAGGTTTGATGAAGTCTTGGAAGACTTCGTTATAAGACTTACGATTCATTTTAGCGCACCTTTCGATATAGTTATCGGTGCTGTACACAAAAGGAGTGTCATCAAATTCAGGGCCGTCAACAAATTCCAAGAGAGTTGACTTACCAGAACCAGGCAAACCGACCATTACATAAAGAGTAGGCATATTAGCTCCAATCCATTTCTACATACTCTGTGCTACCGCCGGGTTGCACAACCTTTCCACTTACCGAGATGGGACTCGGGCCATTCCACTCATACCACATACCTTTACGATCTGCACAGCGATTTGACCAACCGATTGATCGAAAGTCACCGATGCACAGACCATCGCGATACAAAGATGCATCAATTACATCTATGAGTTTACCATCTTGGATATCCTTGATAGCAATGGAAAGAGTGTTAGAATCGGTAGTCATATTATGTCTCTAGTTGGTTTACAATTATACTATAACCGATTCTAACGACGATGTCAACCGTTTTGTTTTTTTAGTTCCTGAATATGTTGTTCTGCTTCAGCTAAAGTACAGAACCAGTCATCCATATCGTCGTACTGATACGTCTGGTGTATCTGCCCGTTTGGGTATCTGAAGTGATATTCAGTCTCGCGTTCTTCGTTGAAGCGAACCTCACCTTCCTCGATGAAGATTAGCTTACCACAGTATTTAATTTGTTCGATGCTATATTCCCAATGATCTCTATCATATCGAAACCACTCTGCACCGTTTTCATCGGTCATGGTAAGTCGCTTCTTAGCAAACGCGTTGTTTTTGATATGTACTACGTATACATCATCACCAAACTTAAGATCTTCAAATACAATCATGGTTCATTTCTTTCTTATTCTTTAGTTTTTTTCCTAGTAGTAATCTTTGTTGGTTTTTCAGCAACGATTTCTGCTTCCTCTTGTTCCTCGTCGGCTTCAGATTCAATAACGGCTTTCTTTGCTTTCAGCCGTTCTATGATCTCGTCACCTGACATCCAGATATCTTTATTATCTAGGATTGAAACTATTTCTTGTTCAGTTAGAAAGTCTTCATATATCTCACGAAGGAGTCTTTCAGACCACTTGCGTTCGTGCTTGAGTTGGTCGAACATCTCTCCACCCTTACCGAACACCCCACTCGAGTAGTTATGGAACATAAACATCGAATGTTCAGATACCTCGAATGAGTCACCGCATAGGAAGATCATTGTAGCAGCTGATGCGCACTCACCTTCAACTGACATTACGATCTTTGCTGAAGATTCCTTCAGTACTCTCATGAATTGAATTGCGGTGAATACATTGCCACCTGGTGAGTTAATGTAGATCTTAATTACATCAGTTTCACCTGAATGCCGAATAGTATCAAACCATTGGATATATTCCTCAGGTGTTTCTATCTCACCACATAGATAAAATTCGTGAACGTTAACTAATTGCTTACTAAAGAATCTTTCGTCTTGTTTTACTGTTTTGCCAAAAAGTTCTGATAGATCTAGCTTATTCTGTTTCATTTTTATTCCTTTAATTAAGCCCAATAGTCTTTTGGCATTTTAGTCCATTGTGTAGACCAATAGATTGTTATGTAGTATAGATTTAGCTGTGCATGAGGGCAGTCATACCAGAATTTAAGAAGACCGACGTAAGGTGTCCCAAATATTTTTTTAAAATATCCACTAGCGTTAATCTTACGATGCGCTTCTCTTGTCTGCTTACTCATCAAAGCAAACTTAAAGTAGTAGAAGTAATGGTCAGAACCAAGAGTCTTTTCGGTCTGATACCATTCAATACCATTGTAACAAAGTTTAAAGTTCCAAGGATACTGTTTCATTAGAACAGCCTCGTTATATCATCTCGAATTGACATAAGTAGTTTACCGAGATTATTTTGTCCTTTGCCATTACACTGTCCCCAAAATATATCTCCCCACGTGTTTCTTTCAATGAGTTCACAACCCTTTGTTGCATCAAGTTGCTCGCGAAGTTTGTAGTCACTGAATTTACTTTCGAGTATTATTTGCATATAATGAATACGAATATCATTCCAGTTCTCACGTAGAGGAATGTCACGACCAATTTTCTTTACTACTCCGGGTGATGTTTGCGCTGCTATGTATGCCCGAATATTATCGTCAGTTGTCTTTGCAGCTACATATGCATGCTCAGAAGACTTATATATAGTTTCTTCAAATGCAACTTCACAGGGATAGAAATTTGATAAAAAGAAGTTTGGACCACTAAATGATGATATTATTTGAACCATGATATACTTTTATTTTCTTTCACTCTTTTTTCGTATTCTTGTTCTGACCCGGGATATCTCCAAGCCCATATTGCAACTAATAACATAAAGATAGATGAACTTATAACGGCATTAATATTATAAGTTGTAAACCATAATATTATCAGAGTTGATGACATTGTAACTAACATAAAGTATTTAAACTTCGTAGGAAATATCTTCTTTTCTTGCCACCCAATTAAAAATGGGCCAAACATTTTATGATTGTATATCCAATTATGCATTCTGTTATTTGATTTAGCAAAACAAAAAGCTGCACCGACTATAGGCGTGCTCCATGGAATACCTGGTACAAAGATACCTATATATGCTATTATTAATAGTATAAAACCTAGTGTAAACCAAAGAGCTTTATTCATTCTTTTTCCTTATTACAGTAAGAACATTGAATGTGCGATGAATGCGATACTGTCCTATACACATTTATATATGAATGTCGACCAGCAATACATTTTAATAGGCCTTTAAAGAAATGATAGTATCCTTTAATTCCACCGCCGTTACATGTAGCAGTTAACGTTATATTTATCCAATGGTCTGAATACCATAAAAAGATCCTTCCTTTCTTTATCAGAATAGGAAACTTCATGACCAGAGAGTTGCTCTAATCTTGATGAGTCGAATAAGCATTTTAGTATCTTCTTTTTCATACTTGTCTTCAATCTTACGCATCTTATCTTGCATGCTTTTAGTATCATACTTATCTTCATCAGGATCATCTTCTAGAAACTTGATACCGCGATCTCGTTTATCGTCACAGTATGCACTCCAACCACTTTCGTCCATAGGTTCTGGGCGGTTAGGATATATTTCAGTCCACCACTTATAAAGTGCAATAATTTCTATTGCAACTTTAGCTTGAGACGTAAGTTCAGCGTTATTCTTTTCTTCTTCTGGCAACCATTCAACATTCGTAAGTTTGCTTTCCCATTCGAGATATTGCAGTCCTGCTTCAGCACTACGCCAAGTACGAGTACGCCAGCGACCTACTTGCCACCATCGCATGCCATTTTGTTTTTCTTCACTCCAACGATAGTTACTATATGCTTTTTCAATCTCAACGAAGTTTACAAGTTCATCAAACAGGCAGACGAGAATACGATAATCCATATCGCGGTATTGGCCAGGTTTAATATGTTTAGGATGCGCGACAAGAGCATGACTCTGATCGATCCAACGATTTACAATATAATACTTTGCGTGATAGAGTTGGTCTGGGATCCAGAAAATAGCATCTTGCAGATATCTAAGACCTTCATCAGCAATCCAATAACGAATGGGATGTTTACTTTTTGCAGTGTTTTCCCATTCTGTCCATCCTTTGGAATCAAGAGCGTAGGGTTTATCAGTTCCACGCAACCAATCAGCAAAACGACTACAAGTCCAATAACGCATTCTCATGTTATCGACCTTAAATAAGTATAAAGTTTAATAATAAGATGTACTATAATAGGAACCGTTGCGCACAGAACTTCAGTCATTCCAATGATAGTTAAAGATAATAGTATCGTTAATATAATATCCGCAGATGCATAAGTCATAATATATGATATAGCAAATACAAAAACAATGTATATAATACTAGCCAGTTTGTCTGTCATTTCGAATCCTCTTAAATTCTTTTACATCATGTGTTGCTTGGTTCAATACTTCAGCATAATTAAGTGCAGTCTGTTCTTTCATAAGAATAGTCGAGTCCATTTCAGCATACCCTTTAGTAAGAATTTGCCAGATTTGTTTCCAACGGTTCTTCTCATACCACTTACTATGAATTTTTACATAACTGTATACGTGTACTCCAAAATCGTCAGCTTCAACTTCAACTGTATGCGCGTGATCATCATCACTACAATCACATACAATATAATATACCTTTGAGTCACCCCATTCGTTTGTCTTTAGGATACCTTCTGCTGGTTTTTGTGGTTCAATCATCTTTCAATCCTTTTTCAAATAGATCTTTAAATTCGATAGTTTCAAAATAAAAAGTATCTTCATATACATCTGTATATTTTGAAAAATCCCACTGATGTTGTTTCAAGTTTAGTCTACACCATCGTTTTGCTTCGTACTCTAAATCACTATGTACTTTTACTATACTGGATGACGTTTTATGCCACTTTAATTTATATTCAAATATTTCTTGTGGTGTCATCTGTACTATTCCTTTTGATATCATATCGTCACGTGTTGTTATGCAACTTCATTCTGAGATAGTGCTCAAACGACTTCACCAAGAATTCAAATCGAATAGGATAGTGTTCAGGGTTTGGGATATTTTCTATTCCGTAGTGTGCAATCAACTCTGTTATAAACGCATCATCACGATGAGGTGACTGTTCCATGAATGTCTTCTTTCAATTAATGTACTTGCGATACTGTGTAAGAATGACTCGTCTGTAGTGATTTCTTTTCGCCCCAGTCTAATCCTGTTTTATCAAGCATCTTTGCTTCATTTACTGCGTGATCAAAATCAAACGCGTCTACTGCTACAAATGCAGTCTTATATGTAGAATAATTTTCACGTACTTCTACTGTAAACTTGCGAAGAGTTTTACCTTTACCCTTCTTTTTCATATCAGCAACTAAATTTTTAAATTGGCCGTGTGGAAGATCCATCCAATGGTTTATTTGCTCACGGCTAGGTTTTCCTAAGATACCCCAAGAACTCATATATATCTCCTTTTCACCTTGGTATTAATAAAAGGAACAGCACTATATAATGCTGTTCCTAATATTTATTTACATTCTATAAAAAGTGTGACTACCAACCTTAGTCACTCTATCAAAAGTTTTAGTCCAGCGTGGCGGGTAACGTAGAGCGCTTAGATTCACAAAGTGAGTAGCACCATTGTCAAAGACATATAGTTCACCGTTCATTAAATCATGAGCAATCTCTAACGCAATCTTCCAAGACTCTTTTTCGTATGGGGTAGTGTCCTTCTTTCTTACCCACGAGAATTGTCCCTTCTGATAAACAACTTCACATATTGTATCCGGATATACATCCGATTCAACTCTATTCAAAGTTACCTCACCCACCATCTGCATGGCGGTTCTACCTTCTCCTCGCGCTTCGTGATACATA